GGGGACGGTCGGTTTCTCGATGCAATGGTGCATGAAAGAGAGTTCCTTCGTCCCAGTAGTCGGGTCGAATAATTTTGCCTGCCATTAGTGCCTCCGTAGTAGGGATAGAAGGTGACGCTAGAGAACTTACACGATCGGTGTGACGAAAGTGTGTATTGTGTTTTTCCAAGCCTGCACAATGAGTCGAGGGTTCTGAGCAAAAGTCGGGGAGACCTCGACATGGATCCAATATCCGCCTGGGCCTCCGTTGTTTTCGGCGTCCCATTCTTTCCAGCCTGGCTTTCCGTCACGGTTGCAGCGGAAACCGCGTCCGTGTGTTCCCCAGACGTACTGGTGGATCTCTTCGATGCCGAGGGCGACGTGGTTGTCGGCGAGCCAGTCACAGATTTCGGTGACGAGTTCTTGCTGGGATTGTTTGTAGCCAGCGTCAAAGGCGCGTCCTGTGCCGTGTACTGAGAGCATGGTTGATCCGCGCATCGGTCGGTAGGCGTAGATGCCGAGGTTCTTGAAGCCCCATTTGGTGCCGAAAATGTCGAGGAGTTTGTGCGCGCCTGGGGTGGCTTTGCCGTTGGCGGTTGCGTCTTTGTTGCCGGTGTAGGGCATGACTTTAGTTTTTGCTGTTGTCATCTTTTTCTTCCTCATCGGGGATGCCGTTGTTGTTGGCGTCTTGCTTGCTCGCGCTAGCGATCATCACGCCCGAAAGAGTACCTGTGAGGAACATGACCACGGGCGACATGAGTTTGAAGAACTCGGAGTCCACGGGTGAAAGCTCTGAGCCTTGGTAAACGAACAGCAGGCCAAACAACATGAAGCCCATAGTGAGGGCGAGGATGCCAGCGAGTACAAGTCCGACGATGAAGCGGAGTCGTGCGTTTAGTTCGTTAGGTGTGTAGCGGTCGCCTTTTAGCATGAGAGTGCCTCCGTGGGTCGTGTTTCTGCTGTTATTCGAGAGGCGCTGAGGGCTTTATTTTTGGTAACTGGGCAGGGCTTTTCTTCAATGCGGTTCTGGCAAGCCGTCAAGATTGCGCCGAACAAAAGCGCTACGAAACTAATCCGCCAGACCATTATGCGTTCCTGTATGCATAGACGTAGTAACTGCCTGTCATATTGCCTGCGCTTGCGTAAAAAGTGAAACCTGTATGGCTTTTTGCGGTGTCGATAGACAGACCGAAAAAGCCTTGCGTATCTTCTGAAGCCGTACCGCCGCGAACCAAGCCTGAGGCCATCGTTCTTTTTGTTGAAACGAACGGCTGGAGAATGTCAAGAGTTGCCGACGACGTGTTACCTAGGTAGTAGTGGTTTGTTAATTTGCTTTCGGTTTGGGAATAGCCCGAAAGATTGTTATTTAGCGTCGTACTTCCAAAACCCGCGTTCGCAGACGAATAAGTGTAAATAGCGTTTGCGTCGTCACCGCTTGCAGTCCGAAAACGTAGGTTGATTGTTCGCCCTGCACTTGAGTTAACTGTGTCGATGGCAATGATAACGCGGTAATTTACGGCTGTTGATGTGAAACAGTCTGAAACGGGAACTGATGTCTGGGTGGTAAAACTAGCGCCCGTCACATACACGAGCCCGCTGTTTGCTAGGTAGGTGTTTGTGTCCGATGCGGTCAACACTTCGCCAGTAGTAAAAGTTTTTATAGCCATTAGAACCCCAGTCTATTTGAGTCAAGTTTGCCGTAAATAGCATTATTCAAAATTAAATACGCGTTGTTATCTTGAGCCGACATATACAACGTGACTCGAGTCTGTTGAGGAGTCGCGCTGATGTTGACGCCCTCAAAGATTGTGTTAAACGTCCCAGACCTGAAACTGACTCTGCCGTTCGTGTTAATCGGCGCTTTGCATAACTCGATGACAGCCGTGTTGAAAAGTCCCCCAGGTCGGGGAACTTGCTGGACGTCGGTGAAAGTGATCGCTGCAAGAGTCGAGTCGGTATCTTGAAAGTTGTTAAGAACCCATTGGGCATGGCTTAACGCTTGGCTTGTGTTGTAATCAATGGTGTCTTTTTGCCAGCCGTAGAGCGGTGTCGTCGCAAGTGTCGCGGTCTGAGCTGCGAGACCTGCTGGGGTGATGGTGACGGAGTTGTAGTAGTTGTCCGCTGATGACCTGAACTCGATTTGCTCATATTTCATTTGTAGGTCATAGGCCGTCCCTGTGCCGTCGTTAAAAACGTAGGTCGTGGCGAGTGGCGCGTTGCGACCGAACCACCAAAGGTAAAAGTCTCCTTGGTGGGTGTAGTTGTCGGCCCACATTCGCGCTTCTTCAGTTCGCGTGATTGTGTTAACTAACTCGAAAGCGTTTCCTGTGTACGTTTGCGCGGAGCCAGTTGAGCGTCCGAAGTTTTGCACAGTAGAGAGTCCGACAGTTGCGCCGACGTTGAGCACCTGTGTATCCGTGAGGTTCTGGGCTAGCGCGTAGTTTGTGAGCTGTGCGCGCCCCCAGTCCGCTTGGATGCCTTCACATGAGATTGTGACGCGATCCTCGTTCGTGACAAAACCGTACGAAATAGAGACGTTTCGGATACGACCAATAAAACAGTCGAAATCATCTGTCCCGACAACGACGCCAGGCTTGTTGATGTACGCAATGATCGGGTCGCCAAGTTTTGGGGTTGTTGTCCACGATGACGGGAACTCCGACTCGACTGTCATGGTGTCGATGGAATAGTCGTCAATTTGTAGTCGGCGTCCCTTGAAGATGTTTATCGATTGGACTGATGGCAAGGTCACCCATGACGCGCCCGACTTGAAGTCAACTTTCCAGACGAAAGGTGTAGCCATTAAGCGACTCGTACTGGCAGAGGGCCGTTGCTGCGGTTGTACCTACGCAAAGCATCGACGATGGCATTGGGGTCGCCTCCGTTAACGTACACATTGAAGGTGTTGCCCATGTTTGGCATATTGCGTCCAGAGAGGGGGATCACAGCCTCTGGGCCTGCTTCTCCGATCATCGCAAGGGTCGGGCCTGTGACGATGCCACCTTCTGCGAGCATTGGGATCCGAGGTATGTCTGGGGGGTTGATTGTCAATTTTGGCCCTGGGCCTGGAGGGTCAATAGTGAACTCGAGCAGCTTGTTAATGCGGTCGATGATCTGTGTGTTGATAACTGAGAGAATGCCGTTTGCGAAGGCTTTGCCGATCTCTACACCGAACTTACCCAGATCTGAGAACGCTCCGAGAACAGCAGTAACGAGAGACTTTGCCAACTCAAGCGCGAAACCTGCAAGTCCTTTGATTAGATCGGGCCCGATATCGACTAGCCATTTGAGCAGGGCGACTGAGAGTTTTGCTGTGGCTTTGATCAAGAGCGGTATGCCGTCGTTAATGATCCATTTGATCATGTCGCCTATGAAAGCGCCGAGAGCGGTGAGGGCTTCTGGCCCTGACTCTTTGATCCATGCTGTGAGCTTGTCTTTAAGCAGGGCTAGTTTTTCCCCGAGTAAAGGTAGGCCCTCATTAACGATCCAGTTGCCCATCTTGACCAGAAGGTTCTTGAGTGCTTCCAGAGCGATCGGGATGCCTTCTTTAAGTTTGTCGCCGAGCAACTTAAGCACTCCGCCGAGACCTTTTTCGTCAAAGACTTTTGAGACAGTTTCAAAGGCTGGGATCAGAGTCGTAGTAGCAAAGCCGACAATCTTTTCAAACGCTGGGAGGAGTGCTGTGCCAAGTGTATCGGATGCTTCACCGAAAGCGTTCTTTAGTCTGTCAAAGCGTCCGACCGCGCTATTGGAAAGTGCTTCTTGGCTTCCTCCAAAGTTTTCGTTAACAGCGTCCATTGCTGCAGCGAAGTCTTTGGACTTGATAATGCTTTCATCGAGTGGCACGCCGAGTTTTTTCAACGCGCCCATTTGACCTAGGAAGCCTTTAGCGAGGGCGGAAGTAGTTGCCTCGAGAGGCTTACCTGTCGCTGCACTAATATCCATGGCGCTTTTGAGCAGGTCAAAGGCTTTGGTCGAGTTTCCTGTGGCTCTGACAAGCGTGCCGAGACCGTTTCTGAGGTCGTCGTCGGCGACGCCAGTAGCCAAGGTCATCGAGGAGATGAGATCCTCGATGGAAGAGATCTGGTCGTCGGTGGAGTTTGATGAGTTCTTGAGAGTCTTGGCTAGGACGGCTTGCCCTTGAGCATCTTCTGCAGCTGCTTTGACTGACGCGCCGAGACCTGCTGCTATTGCTGCTCCACCGATGGCTGCGAACTTGGCGACGTTCTTAAATACTTTTGTCGCTGAACCGCCAAAACCTCCGATAGCCGAGTTAGCGAGGTCAATGCCTTTTCCGTTGAAGTCGGTAATAATCGGGATGTTGATAGCCATTAGCGCATTTCCTTCTCGACTTTGTCCATGACTTCATCTACGAGTTTGATTATTCCGCGCTGCACGTCTGGAAGATGTTTGTCCGCTGTGGGCCACAATATAAAACTTTTTTTGGCGCGTAGGTTCTTGTTGAATGTTTTGCCAGGGTTCGCTTTTCCTGCTACTTCAAAGATTGCGCCTGCTGGGTTCGCCTGGGTTATGTAGATGACACTCGAAGCGTTTTTGCGCGTAGAGGTTTTCAGTTTGACGCCCGAACGGACTTTGCTGACTGACCACGGCAACAACTCGCGCCCATTGTTAGTCCAGAGTTTCGCCATGCCAGAAAGAG